GTCGAGACGCTGCGGAAGGTTATCCGTGCTGCGCTGTACTACGTCCCGGAGCACAAGCACGACTTGAGGGAAATAATGTCCGCCGCCCTGGCTGCGAAGGAGGGGTGATCAGTGAGCATCACGGACAAAGCCAAGATCCTGCACATTCTTGACCAATGGCGAGACGCAATGCTCGCCTGTGATGAGCAGATGGATATCGTTGCCGGCGCATTCGGCGACAATCCAGAAGGGCGGCTCCCCTCTGCGGTCTACGGACTGCAAGGGGCTTTTACGCGATCCGTTGCCGATCAGCTTGGATGGTGCGACGACGCACTCATTGACTGGTGGCTGACGCATCGCTTCGGAGAAGTGCCGATGCAAGCGGGATTCACCGGCGAACCAATGCGCTCGCTGGCCAGTAACGAGGATCTGGCGCAGCTCATCGCGGAAGACGCACCAGCGCCGCACTAACGCCGCGCAGTAGCCCCTAACCCCACCCAAAAACACAGCCTGCCGGCGAGAGTCGGCGGGTGATGCTTATCGGGCGAGCGCATCCACCAGCCCGTTATGCCGGGTCTTGCAGTCGTGATAGATGGCAGCCCATTGGGTCATGGTGACCAGCACCTCGCCACCGGTGCCGTCATCGAGCTCCGGCAGCGCCTCCCGGCACTTCACCAGCAGGTTCTGCTGGTACTGCTTCGCCGCGGGCTGCGGAGTTGACGAGCACGCGGCCAGACTCAGGAATGCACACGTTGCGATAAACAGTGTTCTGGGTTTCACGGATCACGCCCCTATCGATGACGGTCTGGTTGGCCTTCAGCTCGCCAAGGCGCTGCTCCACCTTGGCGGCGATGGCGGATTCCCGGGCCAGGGCCTGCTGCTCGATGGCCGCGGCGGCGCGCTCGACGGCCAGGTTCGCGCTGTCTTCCTTCCAGCCATGCACCAGCCAGCCGGCGGCGAAGGCCGCGCTGGCGATGATCAGGTAGAGGTTCACGCCCCCCAGCGCCTTGGCGATCAGGTTATTCAGCATGGTGCGATCCCGTGCGATGCGGTGCCATCAGGCATACACCTGCTTATCGAGTTCGTAATGCGGGCCATCGAGCAGCGGGCGCCCGCCCTCGCGGCGCTTGCGTGCGGTGTAGTCGGCGATGGACTGGTCAATGTCCATGACCAGATCCAGCCGGCCCCAGAAGCCGCCCCAGATGATCGGTACGTCCAGCTCGCGCGCCGCCTGCTGGAAGGCCTCGGCGATGGTGATGTAGAGCGGCCAGTCCCAGCGCACTTCGCCGCCGACATAGGCTGCTACGTCGATGGCGTGCCCGGTCAGGTGCCGGCTGTTCATGGTCTTGCTGGCGCCGGAGGCCACCAGCTCGCGCTGGCGTTCCTTGGTGCGCAAACCCTCGGTGATACCGAAGTCGATCTCGGTCAGCTCGATGGCACGCTTGACCACGCGCACCAGGTCGGGGTGCACGCCTTCCATGCGCGACAGCGAGCGCTGCGACAGCCTGAACTTGCTCATTTCTTCTCTCCTGGGTTGGTGGTGGCCGCTTTCCATGCCGCGGCCAGTCGGCTCAGCACGCCGTCCTGAATGGAGCGCAAGGCTTCGGCGCCGGCGTGGCCGGTGATGGCGATGCAGACGGCGGTGGTCAGCGGCTGGAAGTTCGCCATTTCGCACAGCCAGAAGGTCAGCACCCCGACGAAGGTCGAGGTCACGAGCCCGGTAACCAGCGTCAGGATAGCCTGTCGCGCCGTCTCTTTGCTGTCGCGCATCGAGTTGAGGAACCGGACCAGGCCGCCCCAGCCAGAAACGACGCATACCCACATGTAGGTCAGCCAGTTGTAGGTGTCGGGCGACTTCGCCACTTCGGCGGCCTGCCTCAATTCCTCGTTCATCCATGCTCCCCGGCGGATTAATTCGGTCTGATGATAGTCGTCATGGTCCGATTTCGGAACCAAAAACCGCCACGCGGCACTTGCGAATGCCATCGCGGCGCCACCATGCCGCGAGGCGGTCGCCATGGCGGAAGAGGAAGAGGTGCAACGGCTCTGGAATATCCAGGAAGCCGTGCGCCAGATGGAGCAGAGGAAGCGGTCGGCGAAGGGCTGATTCGCTGCCGACCTACAGCGTCGTGAGGCCCAGGCAGGGAGCCGCCCCCATTTCCTGGACCGCTCCTAACCAGATAACAGCCCGCCAGCGTCGGAGCGGCATCATAACTTGCGGCAGTGCTATCCTACCCGAAACCAGCGCCAGGAGGCGACCATGCTTGAAGACTTCGCCGCTCTCGGCATTCTGATCACCATCATCGGGTTCTTCGCCTACACGCAGGCGCCGGCACACTGGCAGACGCCGCTCGGCTTCGGCCTGATCGTGTTCGGCTGGGTGCCGGCAGGGCTGATCATCCTAACCCTGCTCAAGCACCCCGCTATCATGCTCCCTGCCCTGTTCATCCTCGGCATTCTGGTCAGTCAGCGGCGGCGCGCTTCCTGATCTTCTCCTGCTCGAGATCCTTGCCGACCTGCTCCGTGATCAGGTTGCGCAGCGAGCGCAGCCGATCGAGCTCCAGGCGCTTCGCCTCCCCACTCATTTCCTTGTCGAGCTGAATGCGCTTCATGTCGGCGTTGATCTTCGCCAGGTCGCGGCGCACGGCATTGAGCGCCTTGCGCATGCCGAGCTCGCCGGCCTTCTCTTCAGCCAGCGCCGCGGCGCGCTTCTCGTCGCCGTACTTCTCCAGGTGCATCAGGTCGGCATAGGCGCGATCGGCCTTCTTCAGCGCCTCGTAGAAGTCGGTCCCGTAACGGGTGTAGGTCGGCTCCTGCGTCAGGTCGCGGTAGAAGCGCTTGATCGGCTGGTACTCGTGCCAGCGCCGGGCCGGCAGTTCCTCTCCCATCGCGCGGCGCCATAGGGTGTCGGCCGTCGCCACGGCAGTGGCACCTACCGAGCCGGTATAGCCCCTGATCAGGTGGTCGATCTGCACCGGCGACAGCGCAAGATCCTGGCCGCCGACGGCGCCGGCTGCAGCCTCCATGCCACGGCTCGCCGCATCTGCCAGACGCGACGTGTCCGGCCGGCTGCGCAGGCTCGGGCTCAGGCGCTCCATGGACTGGTCCTCGATCGGGCGGCCGGTGAACGAGTCCTTGTTCTTCCAGAACACCTCGACCGCCGGCTTCACGAGCTGCGGCGTCGGGTCGAAGGCGAAGGTATCGGTCAGCATGTGGCCGAGGCGCTGGGCGAACTTCTCGCCACCGACAGCAGGGTCGGCGAATTGCTCGGCCAGGCGCTCGCCCATGGTCGCGATGGCGCCCACCTCGAACGGCTTCGGAATGAAGAACATTTCGTCGCCGATGCGGATGATCCAGTAGGTGTCGCGCTGCCAGTCCTCGAGCTTGCGATATTCGTCGTCGTCGTAGTTGTTGAGGAACAGGAGCGTGCTCGCCAGCGTCAGCGCACCGGTGACCGCCATGAATCGCGCGAAGGCCTGCCGGTCTGCCTTGGTGCCCTTGCCCATTGCGACCTTGGAGCCAGGCTTGAAGCCAGCCCGGTACAGCTTGTCGAGGCCCTGGATGCGCGCATTCAGGAACGGCACCAGATCGGTCAGGATGCGAATGGCGATAGCGTCACCATGGGCCGAGAAGTCCATCAGGTCGCGCGCCTCGAAGGCAGCTTTCAGCTTGCCCTTCTCCAGGTTGCGTTCCCAGATACCGGCGCGCGTTGATGTTCTCGGCGAAGTCCGTGACCGCGNGTATACTTGCGCNNGGCGGTCGAGCAGCGCGCCANGGAGTCAGCTTCGGATCGCGCAGCACCTTGGCCTTGCGCATGGAGACGGTCAGGCTCGCNTNGATCTCGTCGGCGTTCTGGCCATAGACGTGACCGAAGGAGAAGGCCCCGACCGCTCGCCATCATGCGCGCTCGGTTGTGGTCGTTCCAGTAGGTCAGCGCACCCTTGAACGCCGTCTTGAACGGCACCGAGCTGGTCGGCGAAGTCGCCATGGCGGACAGCGTATCGCGCAGGACGTTCGCCACCACGAACTGCGGCGTGATGGTGGTCATATTGGTGAAGAAGCGCTTGAAGGCGCGTCCAACCTTCATCACCGGCGTATTCAGGCCGGCGTTCGATAGGGCGGAAACCGCCTTGAAGGTCAGCGGGTCGCTCACGTCGTACCACTGCTTCTCGCCATCAATCATGACGTAGGTGCTGGCCTTCTTGTCGCGCTTCGCCTCGGTGGTCTTCTCGGCAATGCCCAGCGCCTCGGCGTTCTCCATGGCCTGCGCCGCGGCCTGGTTCTTGAGGCTCGCCTGAATCAGGTGGTGGAAGTTCAGCAGCGTGTTGTCGAGCAGGTCGTTCAGGTGCTGCTTCCCGCCCTTCAGCTTCTTGTATGCCTGCTGCCGGGACAGGCCGGAGCCGGCGCGCGGGCCGCCGATCGAGTCCTCGTCGATCACGCGGTAGAACGGAACGTAGAACTCTTCGGACCACAGCTCGCGCTGCGAGCGCTGCAGGTCGTCGAGCTCCTGCGTGATCGCGTCAAGGCGGTCCTGCGGCGTGTTGAGCATGTCGATCTTCATCGACTGCACAGCACCATTCAGCCAGTCGAGCAGGGCATCGTTCGCCATGTCCACCTTCTGCTGCGCGGTGTTCAGCATGTCCGGCGTGCGCGCGGCGTCGAGCGCGTTCTTGGCCTCGGTCAGCTGCTTGATGATCGCGGCCGGTGCCTCGTATTTGCGCGCGATGACCAGGCCGGCGTCTGGCTTGCTCATGGCCGGCTTGAGAAGCCCAGCCTGCTCGGCGATGCCCAGCACGTCGTCGCGGTGCTGCTGCAGCTCCTTCCAGGCCTTCGCGTAGAGGATGCTGCGGCTCTTGCCGTTCTCGAGCTTGCCGCCGGACAGCTTCATGCCGGCTTGGATCTCGGAGTGACTGAAGAGGTTTTCGCGGCCTTGCTTGAACAGCTTGTTGGCGCGGTTCGCCGCGATCCACCCCATGAAACGGTCGATCTCCGCCGGAGACCCAAGACTGCGCAGCGTTGCGGCGAGGCCTTGGGTTCCTTCGCGCACGTCGATGACCTTTTCCTTCGGATCGAGGTAGATCCTGCCGGCATCCATCATGGCGGAGACGGCACCGCCTGCGGCATGGCTCATGCGCGCCAGCACCCACGAGCTCGAGGCGATCGAGCCTTCCAGCGTATCGGCACCCAGCAGCGCCTGGTCGTTGCGCAGTAGCGCGGCGTAGCGGTCGACGCCAGCTTGGCGGATGCGCAGGCCAAGGTTATCGGTCAGCTGGTCGAAGCGATCGCGCAGGCGCTGCGGCAGACTGGTCGGCCCGATCTTGTCGAGGAAGTCCTTCTGCGACTGGTTCAGATCGTTGAATGCCTCGGACGGTACGGACGCTGTAGCGGATGTCGGCATTCTCTGGGTCGAAGGTGCCGACGTTGCCGATGGCGCTCTTGATCTGCTTAGGCTCAAAAGCAATCCACCGGCCGTCTTTGGTGACATGGATGCCGTCATGGCCAGCGTTCCTTGCCTCATCAATCACGCCGGATTCAAACATTGGGTTATAAGACAAGTCATCAAGCACAAGAGGATTCTTGATACTCAGATAAACAGGCATGACGTTACCCCCTCCCTTGGCGCGGCCGCCGATATACCCCGTATAGGCGGGCGAGCTGGCAAAACCGCGATCGGTTGCGAAGAAGAACGCTTTGTTTGTTCTGGACTTGCGCTTATCAAATTTGGTGATGTCGTCCTTTGTCCCGTGATACACCACCAGCGGATTTCCGTTCGCATCGACAACCTTCGAGTCACCAAACCAGCGCTTAAATGCCGGCGTTTCGGTGACCCTCACGGAGCTGAACCGCTCAGCAATCGGCCCGAACAGCTCGCCGCGACGATGCAGGGCGATGGTGATCAGCGCATCCTTCGCCAGGGCGCGCAGCTGCGCCGGGGTGACCTGGCCGATCTGGCGGCCGTAGCGGCTGAACATCCAGGCCTTGATGGCGCCGACCAGATCGTCGACCCACTTGCGGAAGGAAGACGGCATGCTCTCGTATTCCTCGATGGCGTAGGCGCCGAACTCTTCCACCTCCATGCGGCGCGTGACGGCGCCTTGGGCCTTGGCATCGGCCACGCGGGCGCGGGCCAGGTCGAAGATTTCCCGAGCCTTGCCGCTCGACCGCTCGGCCTGGCGGTAGAGGCTGCCAAGGCGCCCCTGCAGATCCGCCCAGCGCTTGGAGCCGACCAGGCTCTCGACGACGGAGTGGAACATTTCGTGGAGAAGAACCGCGTTCGCGTTCTGCTGGGTCAGGTTGCTGGCGACCAGGTGAACCTTGCCGCCTGGCTCGGTCACCGCCTGAACGCCACGCTTCCCGCGCCCCATGTCCTTCGGCAGGGTGCTGCTGTTCGAGTGGATGACGATCAGGCCCTTCTCGACCATCTTGTCGACGATGACGCCGAACGGCCCGCGCGTGATGGCGGCGCGAACCTGGTTGACACTCAGCGGCGCCTCGCCGTCCTGGACGGAGTAGCGGATGTCGCCGCGCTGTTCGTGCAGCTTGTTCGCTGCCTCGCGCACCGCCTTCAGACGATCGCCTTCGTACTCGACGATCTCGATGCCGTTCTTCTCGAGGATGGCCCGCGCCTCGGCCGGCAGATTCTTCGGCACCACGGCGCCGGCGAACTCGTTCAGGCTCACGGCGCGCTGCGGCTTGGCCTCGAAATACGGAACCGGCGCATTCAGCAGAGCCTCGGCGGCCAGCATAGCCAGCCCGATCGGATCGCGTGGAGCATGGTCTGCTGCCTTGGCCAGCTCTTCCTGCAGAGCATCCTGGTTCTGCTTCAGCCGGCGCTCGACCTCGGGAATGCGCGAGTCGCCTGGCTCCAGTTTCTGAAGTCGGCCTGCCCACTTCTGGATCTCAGCCTCGATCGACTGAATCATGGACTTGTCCACGGTGGTGGCGGCGCCGCCCGCGGCAGCCTTCATGGCGGCCACGTCGAACTTCTCGGACTTCAGCGCAGACTCCATCGCCGCGCGGTCGCGCTTCTTCTTCGTGCTGAACTTGGCGATGGCGCGCATCGAGGCGTCCAGCGCCTCGAAGGTGTCCGGGCGGCCCTGCCAGTTCATAATCGTGGTGAACTCGATGGCTGCGTTGCGGTACTGATCCAGCAGCTTCTCGGTGACCTTCTTCGCTTCCTCGTACTGCTGAGGATCGACGATGCTTTCCGCTGCCGCTTTTCGCATCTGCTCGACATCGGAGAACTCAACCGACGATGCAGCTCGGGCCTGACCGGAGCTGAAAGTCATGGTCTTCTCTTGCCCGCGCACCGGGCCGCGCGTCATCACGTCTACGATATTGTCCAGCGTGTACGGCACTTTCTTACGGCCAACGGTAAGCAGGGGTTCGCCCATCACTGGCAGGATCTTGCCTTCGACCCATTGCTTGAACTCAAGCTCCAGGTTGTTCTCTTCAAGCAGGCGACTGACCTGGGTGCGAGTTTCCCATGGGTCAACATCAGGGCCGCGCTTGGCTTTCTGCAGATCGCCCTTGAGCGTGAAGGCAGCCCATCCTGGCCGACCCATCAGGCGCTCTTTCACCTTTCCAGCCAGCGCAGGTCGCTTGGCGTACTTCTTGTCGATAGCTTCATCCAGTAGGCGCTCTACCTCGGCAACCTCTGGCGCTTCGTTCTGATCAAGCTCGGCGTAGCGATTGGCCTTATTGATCAGTTCCTCCATTCCAAGGATATCCGCCGGCGTGAAAGGAGAATCCAGGGTGGTATCGCGCATGGCAGGCTTCACGTCATGCCCTTTCTCGCGAAGGAACATGGCCATAGCTGCCGGGCTGCTCATCCAGTCATCAATGGCGCGCGATCCATCGCCACGATTAACCATCGCATCGAACGAATCCATCACGCGGCGATCGTCGAACTCTTCAGAAATCGGCTTCAGCGGCTTGAGGATGGCATCTGCGTCCTTAATCTTGGCCTTGCGGAACTCTGGCTTAGGGAAGCGCACGGTGTAGGCGTCAGCACTGAATACCGGCTCCTGGCGCGGGTTGCCAAGATCCTTGGTGCCGATAAGGGTGATCTCGCCAAACCCATCGACGCCGCCGGCTTCGGTGGTCACAACGCCAATGGACGGGACAGCGATGCCGCCCATCTTGTCGGCGAAGGCTAGGTTCTCGGCGGACAGGTTGTGGATGGCGATCAGGTTGCGGTCGGCTTCAGCCGCTACACTGTAGCGCGGCCCCTGGTCGAGGTGCTTGGCGCGGATGAACCAGCCGGACTTACCGTCGGCGTTCTTCTTGGCGAAGGTGAACTTGTCGATCTCTTGCGCTTCGGCCTTGGTCAGGTCGGTGCGGATGATGCCGCGCAAGAGTTTCCCCTTTGCGGTGACGTGCTCGACGATCTCCTGCTTGGGCTCCGGCGTGCTGGTCGGCTGGCGATCCGGCAGGCTAAGGCTCTCGAGGCGATCGAAGAGCTCGTTGACGCTCTCGGCATTCGACAGGTCGATGTTGCGCTGCAGGATGCCCTCGGCATCGGCTGCATTGGCGTGCTTCTCGAGCACCAGCACCTGAGTGTTCACCGCGGTGCCGGCGCGCTCGAAGGTCACCGCCGGCATGGCGATCTTCGCCACGGTGTAGAGATCGGCCGCCTCCTCGCTCTCGAGGAAGGCATCGAGGCGCTTGTCGGCCAGGCCTCCACGCGGGATCAGCGCCACGATCCGTCCGCCGTCGCGCAGGTGCTTCGCGGCCTTCGCCAGGTGCTCGGTAGATGTCTTGCCGCCGCTGCCATATGGCGGGTTCATCACGATGGCGTCAAACTTGTTGTTGATGTGCAGCTGCTCGAAGCGGTCGTTGACGATCCGGGCATTGCCGTTCGCCAGCGCCGCGCGCTGCGACAGCTCGTAGCTCGGCTCCACCATCGTCACGTCGGACTGTTCGGGGAAGAACCGGGCGATGGCGCCATGGCCGGCGGACGGCTCCAGGGCCTTGTCGTTCGGCTGGATGTTCGCCCACTCCACCATCTTGAAGCCGACCGGCTCCGGCGTGGCGAAGTAGTCCTGGCCCTCGCGCTGGTCGCGGCGCTTGCTGTTCTTCTGCTGCGCCCAATAGAACGTCTTGGCGCGATCGAACGGGCTCGTCGTGAAGGCGGCCGACAGCTTGCGGTCGTAGTCCTTGCCGCCCTTGCCGTCCTCGGCGCTGGCCGGGAAGGCGTCGGCGTTCTGGTAGGCGTCGATGAAGGCTTCCTTCAGGCCGCGGGCCTCTTCGCCAAGCGCCAAGTTCTCGGCCGTCGATGCACGCTCGGCGATCTTCGATGCGAAGGCTGCCGCCTCCCATGCGGTGCCGGTGGTCAGATACCGGAAGATGGCATCGGAGGCCTGGCCGGTGCGGTAGATGCGGCCTTCGATCTGTGTCGCAGCCACCGGCTTGACCGGCATGCCAAGGTTGATCTCGACGCGCTGGTGCCGGCCGGTGGTGTCGTGCAGGCTCACGCCCTCGCGCCCGGCATCCGACTGCACCACGATCAGATTGCGACCGGAATCGTCGTCGTTGAACAGGTCGGCATTCGCCCGGCGCTGACCCTTCGACACAGTGCCGTTGAAGAACAGCGCATCAGGGAAGGCCTCGCCCAGCGTCTCGATCGGCGAGAACAGGCCGGAGAAGTCCAGCTTGAACATGGGCTTGCCCAGCACGGAACGGGCAAGGCTCTTCACGTCAGGATCTGCAATCTCCCGAATGGCGTCCTGGAACGGGTTGAAGCCGCCGCCCTTGTTGAAGTCATGGAAGACCACGATCTTGCGGCCGAGCGCCAGGTGCTCACGGATGATCGGCACGGCGGCGCGGGCCTTCATGGACTCCAGCAGGTACATGCGGCGCTGGTAGTCAAACTGCTTGCTGACCGCCTCGTAGACTTCGCGGTAGCGGCCTTCCTCGGCCTCGCGCAGATACTTCAGGCCCTCGTCGATCTTGGTGCCCACGGCATCGTCGACCAGCACAAACTTGCGGTCATAGTCGTGCGCCACCTCAAGGCGGCGGCCGGACAGCGCGCCGGTGCTCTTCAGCCACTGGTTGAACTGCTGCTCCATCAGCTGCGAGTTCACGCCGGACTCCGGCGCCGTCAGCTTGTTGTAGCGCATCCGGTAGCCGAAGTGCTGCATCAGGAAGCGGTCGCGCGGACTGCCGGAGTTGTAGCCGCCGACGTTGCCTTGCGACTTCAGCAGGTCGGCCGGCTCGACGTAGTGGAACAGGTAACCCTCGGCATAGTCGACGTTTTTCGCGTAGGCGAACGGGGTCGCCGACAGCATAACCGTCTTCGGCAGGCTCTCCTGCTTTGCCCAGCGCTGGTTCCACTTCTCGCGGGCCGGCTGCTCGATGGCGTTCCACTTCTCGCGGGCCTTGGCTTCGGCGGCCTCGAGGGCGATGTAGCGCTCCATCGGCACGTCTGGGTTGCCGTTTGCATCGGCGCGGTCCTGCATAGCCGCCGAGAAGGCCTGCCACTCCTTTGCGTGACGCTGGCGCACCCAGCGGTAGAAGCCGGCATGGTGGCCTGTCAGGGCGCGCAGCTGCTCGAGCGCCGCGGTCTTGTCGCCGCCCTCGTTGCTCGACAGGTAGTGCGACTCGTCGGCGATCACCAGATCCCAATCGCGCTGCGCCAGGCTCTCGTTCTGGCCGAAGTTCGCATAGGTGGTGACGATCGGGCCGGTCTTGCCATTGTCGTTGGTGTCGGCCAGCTGCTTGAGATCGACGCCCAGCATGCGGGCGAACTTCACCCAATCCGATGCGATCTTGTCGCTCGGCACGACGATGACGATGTTGTCCTTGCCGTCATTGATGAAGCGCTTGGCAACGCCAAGGCCGGTCGCGGTTTTGCCGGTGCCGGTGCCGTTGGTGTAGAGGATGCCGTTGTGCCCGGCCAGGCGCTGCTCGGCCTTGAGCACGTCGTCGCGCTGCTCGGGCAGCAGCAGGGGAAGGGCGGCGTCGATGCTGGCCTTGTCGCCCCACTTGGTCGGGGCGTTCTGCGCCTTTCGCTGAGCCGCTAGACGTTGATCGAGGTCGCCGGCTCCAGGCGCCTGAGCATCGTCAGCAACAGCTTCTTCTCGCTCCTGCTCAACGATCTGTCCTTGGATGCTGTCGCCACCGCTTCCGGCGCGTTCAGCACCTCCGGCAGCGCCGCTCTCAGGCTCAAATTGCCCGTCTGCTCGATATACCGGCTGATCGCCTCGTTCTCGGCCAGCAGTGGCGCCATCGCCTGGTAGGCGTTGATCACGCTGTCCGGCACCTTGTTCGCCGTCAGCGCCTCGGCCTGCCTGTCCAGCTCCTTCAGCATCTTGTCCTGCGGCATCGCCATCAGCTGCCTGAACGACGGGTTGCGCAGCTCCTGCGTCCGGGCGATCTCGTTCCACACGCTCGCGGGAACCTGGTGCATTCAGGCCTCCTTGCGCAGGCGCTTGGCTCGACGCTTCAGGCTGTGGTCCTTGTCCGTTTCCGCCAGGTGCTCCAGCGTTCGCGCCATCAGTTCGCGGGCTTGCGAAGATGTCTTGTTGCTGGCCGGCTTGCTGCTCTTGCCGTTGGAGTCGGTCATTGGTGCCTCTCAGGATCTCGGCGCCGGTGACTTCCGGCTCGCCAAACATATTGGTTCCAGGCTGGGACAGCTGGGCCTGCTCAGTATAGTACCGCAGCGCATCGGCAACCTTATCCCGGCCGCGGGCGCGCGTGAAGCTCTCGCCGCGGTAGAAGATGCTCATGAATCCCAAGGTCACCGGGTCGAGTTCGCCGGAGAAGAAGTCATTCTGGCGCACAAGCTCCAGGATGGGGCGGCCTTCGGCGCGGGCCCGGCGGATCAGGTTCACGGCCTCGAGCAGGTTCGGAGTCGTGTCGACGCTCTCCGAGATCACACCCTCGCGTGCATCCTCACGCATCTTCGCCCAGCTGCCGGCCACGTCGAGCAGAGCGCCGCCGATGGCCTTGATGTCGGTGTCTGCGCTCTCGAAGAGATCGGTGATCAGCGTCTCGTCGCCGTAGGCGCTGCCAAGCAAGGCGGCCTCGATGCGGCGCCGGCCGTCCTGGGACAGCATGCCGTCACCATCCAGGATGCGGCCACGGTCTGCCTTGGCGGCCACGTCGCCCACGAAGGCGCGCACGAAGTCGCGGTTCGCTGCAGCCTGCAGGTCGCCGCCACGATACAGGTGCAGGATCGGGCCCATCTTGCGGGCATCGGACAGGGCGCGCTCGGTCGAGCTAAGTTCCAGGGTGGTGCGGTCGTTCGCTTCCGTGGTGTAGGCGATCCGCTCGTCCATGGTCATCGGCGTGACGCGCTCGCGCACCAGCACCGGCGCCTTCATGCCGGCCACGTCGTAGCCCTGGCTTGCCAGCCATTCGCGGTAGCGGTCGGCCATGCCGCGGGCATAGGCCTGGCGCAGAGCCAGCGTCCGGCCGTTGCCGCTCTCGACAACGTTGTCGGGGGAAACGATCGGGGCGCCGTCTGTCGCGCTGGCGCTCTCGCCCAAGAGGCGCGGGTTCAGCTTGCTGGCGATGTCGTTGATCTGGTCGAGCGAGGCGGAGCGGGAGCGGTCGCGCGGCTGCAGCTCCTTCGGGTAGTCCGGGTTGATGGCGCCGGTGGCATCATTCGACGTGACCAGTTCGTCGGCCTCGATGACCTTGTGCTTTACCTCGAACTCGCGGCCTGCCGGGGTCGAGACGGTTTCGCGCTTGGCGGCCGGTGCCGCCGGTGCGGTGTCGCCGGCGTCGAGCTGGCGCAGGGCGGCGCGCACCTCGTCCGGGCCGTCCATGCCCTCAATCGACAGATTGGCGTCTTCCATCATGTCCCGGGCGCCGTTGTAGAAGCTGCGCAGATACGGCCGAATCTTCTCCATCGGCATATCCAGGTCCGCCGCCATGGTCCGCGCGAAGTCGGCGAAGCGGCGCACGCCGGCCTCGATGTGGAAGACGGCAAGCTCGGTGCCCATCGCCAGGATCTCGGGGTCGATGCCGCTGTTCAGCTGCGAGCCGTTCAGCTTCGCCTTCAGCTTGGCGCGTAGCTCCGCGGCGCGGTCGGCGGTCACCAGCTTGTTGCTGGCTCCGTAGCCGGCGGGCTTTGTTTGCTTGGCAGCAGGCTGCTCGGCCTTCGCCTCAGGTGCGGCGGGGCTTTCGTCTTTGACGGGAATTTGATCGGGCTGGCTCTCTGCAGCCCTCTTTGCAGGCCTCTCTGCGCTCTCTGCTTCATCACGCACCAGCGGCTTCAAGGTCGATCGTATGACTGGCGGCTGTTCGCCAAACAGGTATTCCTCTGCGCTGTCCTTGTCGGCTTGGCTTGGTCTGCCTAGGTTCGCCTCGAACTGGCGAGCATTGAACTCGTCGCCACGCGCGCGCGCTTCGTCAATGGCGTTCTGCATCAGCCACTGGTCCACGCGCTTGATCGTGTTAACAGCCTTGCGATTGCCATCCACGTCGATTTTCGGGAACGGCGTTGTCTGCCGGCCGCTGGATGTCGTCACCACCTCACCAGCGGCCAGCATCCCACCAACTTCTCCGCGGCGCGGTGCCGGCTGGGCTTGATCGCCAGCGGCAGCCATGCGCCGGTTGAAGGTGGACATATCCATCTTCTCGGTGCGGGTGCCCATCTTCACCTTGACGAAGCCGTCGCCAACGTCGGTGATGGTGCCCTGCTGGCGGCCCTTGCCGAGCACGACGGCCTGGCCGACCTGCGGAGCGGATGCAGGCTGCCCAGCTGTCAAGGATTCCTTGACGGTTGCCTCGTCGCCGGCCTTGATCTTCTGATTCAGCTCGCCGAGGTGCTGCTGGATCGGCACAGCCTCGTATTTCTCGGTATTCAGCGCATCGACCTTCTTCTTGTCGAAGGTCTCCATGATGACTTCGCCGGTTTCCTTGTTTCGGATCACCCAGCTCGCCGGCTCGCCCTGCAGGCTATTGGTCGGCTCGACCTTCGGCCGCTCGACGATCTCCTTGGCCGCGCTCACCGGCTCTTCCTGCTTCGGCTTGGTCAGCGCATTGATGGCCTGCTCGATAGCCTTGCGGCGAGCCTTCGAGGTCGGCATTCGTGCGGTCCTGCTTCAGCTGCGCGGCGATGGTCTTCAGCTCGGAGCGCAGCTCGTCGGCAGTCATCTGGTCGACAGGTGTGCGCGGCGCTGGCTGATCCTGGACCTGCGGCGCCTCATCGGCGGCAGGCTGATCAGTGGTCAACTGCGGGTTTACAACTGGCGCAGTGTCGGCCGCGCCCTGCTCAGGCATGGCTGGCTGCTCGACGGCTTCCGGCTCTTTGATCGCCGGCACTTCTGCGATGACTTCAGATTGCGCGGCGGTCTGGCTGCGCACGATGTCGACGCCATCCTCGTGCGTGAAGTCGTAGGTGTTGCCATCCTCAGCGGTGACGCGCGCCGTCCAGCGGCCGTTGCCCTGGTCGACATAGCTCTCCAGCGTGCCAGCGACCTCTCCATCCGGTGCCACGACAGTGACCGGCTCGCCGGACTGCTGGATCACGCGCTCGGCCGCACGCGACAGCGGGCCCTTCGGCGGCTGCGGAGCGGCATCCTGCTGGCCGGCTACGAGCGACTTCAGACGGCTCTTGAGTGCGGCCCGCTTCGGATCATTGAGCGCGGTCTTGCCCATCTCGTCCAGAATTGACAGCGCTGCTTGGGCTTGTTTTTCGTCGGCCGGCGCCCAAAGCCTGGACCTGCTCCGTTTGTCGTTAAGGGCTAACGAATCCGCGTCGATCAGGTTGCCGTCTTTCCCGACATAGAAGGTGGCTGCGGTCCCTGCTGGAAGCCGCTTCTCTAGCGATACAGCACCGTCAACGCTGCTCGCTACACCAACGCGGTAGCGCTCCCCTGGTTGGGCGCCTACCTTGAACCCATTTCCAGCATCATCCCCTGGTGCTGGCTCTCCATTGGGAGCGATTGTCGCGCTCTGCTCGACCGGCGCCTCGATGGCGACATCCGCGGGCGCCTGCCGCGGCGCTTCGGATGCTGGCGTGGCCGGCGCAGCGCTCTGCGGAGTGGTGTCGGCCGGCGCAGCTGCAGGCGTAGCGCTTTGCCGCTGCTCTTCAGGCGGCTGTGCATTCGCCTCTTGGCCGGTAGGAACGCCAGCCTGCGGAATGGTGCCGTCCCAGTTTGCAAAGTTGCGCTCGATCTCTTCCTGCAGTTCACCCTCGATGCGCTGGCGCTTGCCCATAGGGGTTGCGTCATAGGCTGCTCGCCCGGCCATGCCTGCGCCGCTCATGATGCCGCTTGTCAGCGCTACGTTGAGCGCCTGCTTGCGGAAAACGTCGGCTGCGCTCAGTTCTTCCTTGGTCAGGCCGGCTTCAAGCTCTGCGCGGTTCTGGCCTACGCCGGTGATGGTTTCAGTGGTTTGCTCGGAGCCCTGGTTCTGAGCAATGCGCTTCAGGGCATCGCCAAGCCGCTGCGCACGCGAAGCACCAGCTAGCGGGCGGGAAAGTGCGCGGACAAAGATCAGCGTGGATACTGCCTCGGGGATTGCCTCGAAGGCGCCGTACTTGGTAGCGGCCGAATCAGCATCGGCCTGCATCTTCTCCCACTGCTCCTGCGTCGGGGCCACGCCATAGAGATTCACATAGTTCTTGCGCACGCGATCAAGGAACTCGTCCTTGCTGGCCCGGTAGCTGATCGTGCCGGAAGTTCCGAGCGCAGCGCCGGCACCACCAGCAGGGCCCGCAGCAGAGCCGGCCATGCCAGCAAGTGCGCTTGCCGCCATGTTCACCAGGCTGAATCCAAGCGACTGGCCTACGCCCTGGAATGCCTGGTAGTTCGGGTCTTGCCAGCCCTCTTGCTCGATGTCGGTGGCATTGATTGCCTTATCCAGCCAGTTTTCATCCATGTCCACGTCGCCGTTACGGATGGCGCGCATGGCCGTGTTTGCAGCCGCAGGTGCAACGTCGTTGATCTGCGGGCCAAGCACCTGGGCCGCTTCTGCAAGCGCCTGAATGGTCGGGCGCCCCTCCGGGTTGAACATGGCGCGCGATCCGCCGACTCGGCGGTAGGCTTCCTCGACAGAGATGCCGTTGCGCTTGGCAGACTCGCGCATCACCAGTTCGACAGTTGCGGCGTCCTTGTCTGGGCCGCCAAGCCCCTTGATCTGATCCCACAGCGTGGGCTCGTATGGCTTGAGCACTGGCGGATTGTTTACCCGGTTCAGCTGCTTGGCATCACGGTCGCGCTCGCGCGCCTTGATGGCCTGCTGCTCTTCGACTGGCAGCATGGAAATGCCACCTACGGATTGTTGAACGCGGCGCTGGTTATCAAGAGTCAGCGGAGTGATCGGGTTCGGCGTAGTGACGGCCTGCTGCGCGGCCTGCAGCTGGCCCTGACCGCTCATGATGTCGGCCCGGCGCTGGTAGCGCTCAGCCTCGTCCGCCGACAGCACCTTGAAGCGCCCAGGCTCCTGCGCATCAAGCTCGGCCTGGATGGCGGACAGGTCGAACTCTTCGGAGGCTGCCGTCTGCGGTGCGTTCTGCATGAAGCCCTGGCCGATCTTGCCGGCCTTGCCCATCACGTCCTGCACATACTGGCGGGTCTTCGGGCCCCACTGCTTGCGATTGTCGCCGCCATGGTGCGCCATGATGGCTTCTTCGAGGGTGTAGCCCTTGTCCAGGCGCTCGCGCAGCTGCTTGGCCGCGGCATGGATCGACTGCTTGGCGTCGAACGGATTGATGCCGAGGCTGCTCGCGGTGCTGTCAAGGTACTGCATCAGGCCCTTGGCGCGGTCCCCATTTCGTCTTCTGGCCGTACCGCGCTCGGATTGTAGCTCGATCCTGCTGGCCAAGCGCGGCAGCACGTCTAGCGGAACGCCGTACGTCGCGGCTCGCGTTCC